ATGTCTCAAAGTATTCTTTGATTCCATAGTTATTCATAACATGAAATGTAACTGATATATCGCCTACTGAATAACCATATGGTACTTTTTCTAATTGCAAACCAATACGTCTTTCATTGGTTATAATCTGACGATTCGGCAATTGAATATCTTTACACAGGATATTAACCTCTTCGGATGTAGCTCCTGCAAGAGTTGGAAATTTAATCCTGAAAAGATTTGTTCTAGCAATCCCGCCCTTAGCGCTTACAAGACTCTTAAATTTATCTATGGTCGCAACCATTATATCATCCTTCTGGAGTCAGCATAGACTTTTGATTTACCAGCTTTCTGGAAGTCTGCTGTTGGTAAGAAAGCTGCGATCTCCCATTCAGTTGCTGGAACTCTTGCAAACCTACTTCTTACATTTGAGTTTAGATAATGTTTAACACATGGCTTGAACCACTTAAATTTTGCAGCTCGTTTGAGTAAATCATATGAGACCTGAAATTTAGTGGTGTCGTCATACTTATCGTTGTTAGTTATGTCCATCAATGAATCTAATAATTTAGCTCTGAGTGTCGGCGGGATATAGTGTAGGTTCAAACCTAAGAATCCTCCCTCTGCAGGACCGATCACTACGACTAAAGGAAAACTATCGTAATATGGAAGCTGTTCCTTCAGTTTTGGATCATAGAAAAACATGTACATTGAACCGACTATCTGTCTGTTCTGCAATTCAATAGGTTCTTCTCTCATCAAACTATTACGATTGATTCTACCTAAAGACTGTGCCTTACGACGGAACCAATCCCTAGACTGGCGTGTTCTAGGGGTGATACCTGCCTTAAAAGCTTCTAATTCTAGTTTATCAAATATATTCGTTGCCATACCAGTATTTATCTACTTTTTTTAATTTTTAATGGTTTGAGAGGTTTTAACTTTTTCATGGGTTTGGGTAGGATACCTAATGATTCTAAATGCATTTCAGTCCAGACTTGAAATTCCCAACCTCGATCGCGAGCATATTCATGAGCAGCTTTCCATTTATTCTGGTTTTTTACATAAGTCATGCCTTCGCTAATATAGCGTTTAGTCTTCCTGCCGTTATATTTTGGTGGTTTTGTTTCTTTGTCTGGTTTAATCTCAACCAGTATCGTTCTGCCATCTTCATATGTAATCTTCAGATCCATATAATACCTATGGTATTTTTTATCAACTTCATATAAGTATGGTATAACGACCTCTTCGCTGCACCATTTTTTAATGAAGGATGAGTTATCACACCACTTAAAGGCGTTTCTTTCCCATAGAGATCTATAAATCACATTATCTGGATCGCCAGAATACTTGCTTCTATTTTTTACTTTGTACCTACCAGAATACGCCATGACAACTATATAAATACCTTAAAGTTTTTTATATTTATTAGGAAAAAACATGGCTGAATATAAAGAGCTCATCAAGCAATACTATAAAGGTGAGCAAGATACATTTCAAAATAATATGACATCAGCTGCCACGCTGGCTTCATCTTTTTCAGATACCGATGACACTAATTTGAGATATCCATTAGATGAGAGTAAGTCAGAGTATGGTGGTACTATTACATTCAAGGCAAGACAACAAAAGTATCAAACATTGGGTGATGCAGCCGCAGACTTACTAAAAGATGAGGCTGGAAGGTTAGGTTTAACTGATTCAGCAACCAGTGTAAACTTGGCCAATTTTACTTCATCAGTAGATAGAAACTATACAGCTACTGATAGAATAGGTAAAAGAAAATGTACATTATATTTGCCATCTGCTATACAAATTAGAGATCAGGTATCATATTCAAACGAACCGTTAGGAGCTATGGGAGCTGGAATTCGTGCAGGAATAAGAAGTAATCAGTCAGCTAGCGAATTAGTTTCCGCTGCTGTAGGTGGAATAGGCGATACTTTTGGTTCTTTAATAGGTGCTATTAAGTCTGGGACGGAATTTGCAAAAACGCCAGAAGCTCAGGTTGCGGCACTAAAAGTGTTTAGAAGTTCAAGCACTGTTTCAGGAGCTATTTCATCAGCTACTGGTGTTGCTTTGAATCCTAACAGGCGATCAATTTTGAATGGTCCTGAATTAAGAACCTTTACGTTTACGTTTCAACTTATTCCTACATCAAAAGCTGAAGCTGTCAGTATTGAAAGAATCATTCAATTCTTCAGGGAAGAGATGTATCCAGAGGCTCAGCTAATCGGTGGAATTTCTGCTGCTTATTCATATCCATCAATATTTGATATTATAATGAGATACAGAACCACTGATGGTAAATATAAAAAGGTCGCTACACAAATCCTGCCATCGTTTTTAACAGGAGTTGATGTTAACTATAACCAAAGCGGTATGTCATTTCACAGTGATGGCCGACCACAAGAAGCATCATTGACTCTTAACTTTACAGAAGAACGCACATTGGATAAGTTCGATGTTGCTGAAAGGGGTTACTAATGGCCTTCTTTAGAAATTTTCCAATTGTTGATTATAAGTTCGGTGACGAGATAAACCCGGCGGCTTTCCAAAACCTGACAGCTTATATTGATATCGTGGATCAAGTAAAAGACGACATAAGCTTTTACGAAAAATATTATATAAAAGATGGCATGAGACCTGATACACTGTCATATGAATTATATGGAACAACTAATTATTACTGGTTGTTTTATCTTGTGAACGATAAGCTAAGACAGCAGGGTTGGCCACTGAATGAACAAGAAATTTATAGTTTAGGCAGACAGTATTATCCAAATACAACATTGTCTACTACAAATAGCTTAGTGAGTTATGGTAAGGTAGGTGACATTGTATCGACCGAACCATTTAGTAATCCAGGTTTTAAAGCTACTATTTTAGAAAGAAAGATTGATCTTGGTCAATTGGTCGTAAAACCTATTATTGAAGTTTTAAGTATCAACGTTACTAATGGTGGTTCAGGATATACGTCTAGACCTACTGTCACAATTAGTGGTGGTGGCGGGTCAGGTGCAACAGCATCAGCAGTGATTTCTGATGAAGGTGTCGTTACATCTATTACAGTTACAGATGGTGGAGACGGATACACATCAACGCCGACAGTAACTATATCTGCTCCGAATGAGCCGGCTAATAGCGGAGGTTCAACATCATTAGCGACAGCAACTGCACAGTTATCAAATTACTCAATCACAGCTGGTATTTTAAATCAATCATCACTCTACTCAGTACCTGGAAATAAAGATGTAACAACATGGTCATTGGCTACAGCTCAAAAGATTTTTATCTGGCGTTCTGTGGCTCAATATAACTCAACACATCATTTTGAAAATGCTGACAAGGAATGGGTTGACTTGAATTATATTCCAGTTTCAGGCTATGGTGTGAATAATAGAAGTATTACAGAAGAGGAATCAGGATCTGATACTGCTGGATATGGTAACCTTACACCTGTTACATATTTAGAGAGACTCAGAGAAAAGAATGACGAGCTAAGAAGCATAAGGGTTTTAAAGCCTAGAGTAGCTAATCAAATTAATTCTGAATTCCAAAGGCTTTTGAAACAATAGTATGTTAAATATTTTTTCACCCGATAAAGTTGAGATAGTAGAAGTATCGATTCGTTCTGAAAGGTTCAAATCGGATAAAAAACTAATTATCACAAAACCAGTTCTCGGCCAAGAGCGGGCAGGTGTGGGTGTCGAGTTAGAGATTTATGAAAACATTTATATGCCGTATCTCACTGGTAGAATCTTAATCCAGGATGATAATGACATCTATCGTGTTGCAGAGATCAAGGGTACAGAACGAGTAATAGTTCAGTTCGCCTCTCCATCCTCTGATGCATTGATCGAAAAGGTCTTTATTATCAGTGAGGTTCAAAGGAATATAAAGGTCAACGATCAGCTAGCGCACTTGTTGTTAGAACTAACCGAGGACCATGGATACTTTAATGACTTACAGGTTATTAATAAAAGTTATAATGGTAATGGCGTAGAAATTATAGAAAAGATCTTGGCCGATAATACAAACAAAAAGCTAAAGAAGAACTATTACAAACAGCCTTACCAACGCGATATGCGTTATATTGTACCTTGGCAGACTTCGTATCAAGCAATAAACACTATATTAAGTCATATTACTACCGAAAACTCTATGCCTTATTTTTTCTTTTCATCATTGACTTCAGATGATCTTATATTAACTGACTTAGAGAGTATACTCAATAGGGAATCGTTTAACACAAAAAGCCATCCCTTCACATTCAGTAGAGCTGATCTTAATAGAAAATTATCGATTGAGGAACAAGCATTACAATTAAGTGATTTTACTGCGACTCACTTAAATGATACATTATCCCTTGCTAGAACCGGTGGCATTGGAGCGTCGTTCGAAAGTGTAGATACTTTATCTGGCCAACCAGAGAATATTAGATTAAATATGAAAGATGAGTATAAAAACTTAGACAATGCCGGTGTCATTAATCTGAATGAGAATAGATATCCTGTAGATGATAAGTTTAGAATTGATAATAACGAAGGCACAGAGATAACAGGGTTTAATTCAAAACGTTATTCACTATTATCACACTCACCTTACACAGACACAAATGGATTAGTTCCTAACTATTTAGTGTCAAGACAAATCGCAGTGAAGGATAACTTTATCAAGCATCTAGCAGATAACATGTATCGTATTACCGCACCTGGATTAACTTTCTCTGTTAAAAACACTAATAGGTCTGTCGGACATCAAATAAACTTAGAAATTCTAAAAGATGGTAATTCAGAATTGAGCAGTACCAATGTTGATGAAAGAAAGTCTGGTCCATTTATCATGCTGGCTAAAAAACATATTTTTGATTTGGTATTACAGAAGCATAATGTTGTGATTAACGTCGGTAGAATCACAGAGCCCAGAAGGATTAACTAATGGATTTTTATGGAGATGATACCAGATGGTTCGTCGGCCGTGTAATCGACTGGGAAGACACGCCGAAGGGTCGTGTAAAAGTAAGAATCATGGGTCTGCACTCAGAAAATGTGAAAGATGAAGATCTGCCATGGGCAAAGTGTCTTTTACCAACAACTGAGGGTGGCACGTCTGGTGTAGGTAAAATACCACAAGTTTTAAACTCTGCATTTGTATTTGGTATCTTCTTAGATGGAAAACTATCCCAAATGCCTGTTGTGCTTGGTAGTATGACACAATTTGAAGTTCCGTCATCGACTCAACGGGAACAAGCCAAGAATAGTGGTAGAGGTCGAGCATTAACTGAAGACTTCATTGTTGACGGTGTTATTCTAGATCCAAACCTGGTTGATGCTTATAATCAATCAGGTGATAATTTAGAAACAAGAATTGTAATAGCTATGCAGTTTTTGTTAGATGCCGGAATAGCAAATCCTGAAGCAGCTGCTGGTGTTGTCGGTAATCTTATAGGGGAGTCTAACTTAGTTCCAGATGGCCCTAAGGGGAAAGTAGGTGAAGAGGGTATAGCTCAATGGAACCCAGAAGTAGGTAGACTGCAAAGGTTGAAAAACTTCACTAAAACTAATTATCCAGGAAAATCATATTTAGACTTTTTTGTACAATTAAACTTTTTAGTATGGGACATGAAGAATGGTGGTGTACATGCATGTTGGAATACATTGAGTGATAAAAATATAAGTCATACATTTAATCCAAAAAATATTAGTGAACAAAGATCTGACACTAATGCTACATATTTGTTTTTACAAGTGTATGAAAGACCAAAAGATTCTTTGAGCAAATTAGCTGAAAGACAAGAATATGCTCAAAATGCATGGGATGCGTATCAAGAATCGAAGAGACTAACAGCCGCATATGCTGCTAGCTCGGGAGGTGCGATTTGAATATTAGAGAAAAGATAACAAGTGATCTGGCTAGTTTAGAAAAAACTTTAAACAGCACAAGCGTAAAGAGAGACATTAACCAGATTAAATTAAATTTTGAGACTGCATTCTCGACTGTATATAAAGATCAAGGTAAGACAATAGCTGGATTTAAGCAAGTCGCGAATACGCTGACCGATGCTTTGTCTAATGTCGATGGCTCTGTTCCTCAAACATTGAGTAATCAATTAGGTGTAGCACAATTAGATGTGAGTGCAGCAGAGAGCCAACTCAAAAAAATAGTAGGTGATGCAAAGACAGATTTAGAAACAATTACTGGTAAAGCGGCTTTAGCAGCAGATGGCTTTTTAGATGTTGTAATCGCTGCACCATTTCCTGAGGCAATCGCAGCAGCCCTAAAAAATACTACTACTCTGAAAAATAATGATATTACAAACTTAGTCCAACAGAATGTAATAGCAGGTGATAATGATAACTTTGATGCCGACACTACAAATGAAATTGTTGGTAATATTGTCGGTAACTTATTTCCAGATATTAAATCAATATCGAAACAATTAAACAGCACAGTTGCCTCGTTAGCAGTAAACGCTCAAGAGTTTTCAAATTTAGCCAATAAGGGATTTAGCTCTTTAGTAGAAAACATTATAGAAAGATCTATTCAACCAACAGAGGTATTACTAAATAGTGCTACAACTAGAGCAGTCAGTCCAGAAGACCTACAAAAGATTATTGAGTTAAAGCAAAACGATAAAATAAAAGAAGCAGCTAATATTTTAAGCAAATACTCTGACAAGACTATTCCTGAGCTAGAGGCTATTATTATTCAAATTAGTAATAGAGCTAGTGATCAAGTAACAAAGAATGTTCTACCAATAAATGTGACAGTCCAAAGAACTGATTCATTTGTCAATTCATGGAGAGAAGAGAATACTAATGTAAATGACAAAAACACCTTTACAACGGTGATTGGTTCAGAGATCACCGCAGAGGTTTTAAATTTGCAGAGAGAAGTGACTGAAGTAGTTGTTATGTTTTTGCCTTCCCCTGGAGCTACTGTAGAACAATATCATGATTCATATGTCAAAAGATATAACATAGGATTCAATCCGCACTACTATATTGGATATGGTGGCGAAATATATAGAGGCCGACCACTGGAGATTGAAGCAAAACCTAATACAAATTTAATAACTAATAACCATTATAAACGAAGCATTCTAGTAGCTGTCAATATTGATACAAAAAAAGAATCTCATAAGTTCGGTCCCAACCAACGTGACAAACTATTAAACTTACTTAAAAATATTATAATAGCAAAAGACGGAATTCAAATATTCTCTGCAGCTGATGTGGGTTGGGCTTATGGTATTGGTGAAGATGCTTTAGATGTACAACAGTTTATTAGTCAAAAATTAAATAGAACTAATTTGAAAGATTATAATCCTAAAACGCAAGATCCATTAACTGCACAACAGCTTGCAACCTTTAATGTAGGAATTTAATATGGGTGACTTTACAGAAGAAGAAATAGCAAATTTAGGTGGATCCAGATCCGCAAATAAACCTGAGGATCCTACAGGGCAATTCCCTGCTGACAATCATTTAAATAAAGAGAATATCAATACACAGGCTAGGGGCGAAACACGTAATAGTCTAAAATGGGCTGCATCATCAGAGGGTGTTTCTCAACATGTTAATAAACGATATATTAGTTCGATCTATCCTTATAATCAAGTCTCTCGTTCAATTACTGGTCATATCATAGAGGTTGATGACACACCAGGCAATGAACGTATGTTAATCAAACACGCCGATGGTGCTGGTATTGAGTTGTGTGTTGATGGTGGAATGCATATCAGTGCTCTTGGAAATAAAGTAGAGGTCACTGGCGGTGATCAGCATATTACTATTGTTGGCGATGCTAAGATTGTTTATCAAGGTAATGTAGATATGAAAGTCGGGGGTGAGTTCAATATAGAATGTAATGAATTCAATCTAGACGTGAAGAATAACAAAACTGAAAAAATTGGTGGCGCTGAAATTAAAGAGATATTTAAAGGCGCAACTAATTATATAGTCGGTAGTGTCACAAACTTTATTACAAATCAAAAGACAGATACTGTATTGGGAGGACATCAGTATAATGTTAAAGGAAATGTGGATTATAATATTAACGGTAATGTCGGTTTTTATTCTAGCGGTGAAATGAATGTAACATCAGAAGACTATATTAATTTAGCTTCTGACAATGTGACTGCTTCGGCCAATAATATGACTATACAAGGCGGGAATGGTGTAATAGGCGGTGATAGTGTGCACATCAAAGGGCAAGAGGCGTCATTTGAAGGAAGTGTGGAGGCTCCAACATTTTATGGCAACTTGATTGGCAAAGCAAAATTTGCAGGACTTGCAGACAAAGCAACGGGTGCAGATACTGCTGGTGCTACTGGATCTAGTGGAACCGCATCATATCCATCTGATCCTGGTGCTCCCACCTTTGTAGAACCTACAACAAGTAAAGTTAGTGATTATTTGACTAAAGCTGCAGGTGGTATTCGCAAAGTGAAGATTGATATTGGTAATTATATTAAAGACTTTTTAGATAGATCAAATCGCTATGACGGCGTATCAGCACAAGCGATGAGTGCAAAAACAGCAAGATCTAAGTTGAGAGATCCAGCCAATAGAAACAATAATAAATTGGTGTCAGCTCTGATCGAAGAAGGCACTTTATGCGATCAGTTTAATAATCCCAATCCGCAGGCAATAGGTAGAATAGTTGATGGGAAGTCAACAACTGTAAAAGCAACAAAAAATACAAATCCGAAAAACAAGACAAATAATGTCATATACATTCCAAAGAATGTCATAAAACAGTTTTTACCAAACCCAGCCTATAATCCAATGAATATAGGTACTGATACTATTAGTGAAATTACTGCTAAAACTAAATTATCACCCAATATTTCGTTGTCTAAATTTTTGGGCAATGAGGATCCAGTAAACATTAAGTATATTAGAGACGAGAACAAAAAGAAAAATATACTTAAACATCTTTATCCACAAGTTGTAATACTAAAACAAATAAATGCGAATCAAGACGAACTAGAGGGAATATCCCTAGAGGTAACAGAGGGTCTATACAGACCTGGAAGTGGCGAGACTATTACTGCTGGAAGTATTAATGATTTAAAATCTAAAGGCAGGGCTGTAGCATACAAAGCAATCGATCTTGATGGTAAAGCAAACAATTCACGTTTGTT